TGAATAAATTTGTAAAATATATCCATCTTCATTTGGTGTTGTTGATTCTTCAGCATAAATGTCTAAGGACGCCGAAATTTCGGGTGTATACTCCATCGATTCGTAATCATAATATGACGCCAATCTTGTTGGTTCATAATAAACTGCTTGTTGATATAGATTGCTTTCTACTTTTTGCCATTGTTTTCCAAGATACATTGTTTGTTGAGCTTCCAACTTTTCTCTTTCGTATTCTTGCTTATCAGGGGTTTTTAATAATTCTTGCTTATCAAATTTAAATACAGGTGATTGTTGGTCCAAAGTAGAATTTGGTCCAAATACTTTACTTATCCTCTGCCATACTGTTAGTTTTTCTTGTGACATTTCTTTTTCTTTTAAAAATAATTTGTTTTTGGCAAAATTAAATATTACCTTTTGCTTTTACCGAATAACCATAAATAGTTTTCATAATCACTTTTGGTTGGTGTGTGCAATCCCAAACTTTGATTTAAATGATCCATATTTGGAATTCCCGGATTATAATTAGTTGATATTGACCTATGTTCCGTTGTTTGAACCTCCCAAGCATTTAACATTGCCTTTGTTTGTTCTGTAACCTTTTCAAGTTTCGCAAAAGAAGTCTCACCAACATAAATAGCCATTGCCATAGCCATAATCAAATCATCGTGTTGTCCTTTTTGGTGATCTGGTCTTCCATTAACATAAACAAAAGTGTTTAATTCGTTAAATAATCTTTGTGATCTAACTTTAAAATTATGTCTTAATGCTTCTTCAAATGATGCAACTATTTGAACCCTTTTAGAGTTAAAGTTAATACCCGGAATTTTCTCATTTATTTTGGGATCCCATTTCCATTTATCACCAGGATTCACCCCATCAACATATAAGTTTTTATACCCAAGTTCTTGAAGTTTTCTTGATGTGGCAACTCCCATACCTCCGGTAATATCCGTGATTATAAGGGCATTATACATAGTTCCCCATTTATAAGCGATTTCTGCAACAACATCTGGCGGAACCTTTGCAATGTACTCTAATACTTGTTCTCTTTCATCAAAATCAATTATAGTAAAGGTCGTAAAATCCTCACTATCACCTCTTGAAACGTCCATACCCAAAATATATTTGTGATCCATTACAGGTTCTTTCCATTGCCATAATACACCACCCATAAATTTATTTTCGGGTTCTTTCAAGTCATTATCTTTAATTCTTTTCATTGTTTCAGGTGGGATTACGTTATCCCCCGAACCCAAAAAGTTACATTCAAGTTCTTGTGATATTTTTCTTTTATCAAATTTTAGTTTTTTAGCCATGGATTCAAACCAAGAACTATATGCTTTGTAACCTGTTTCTAATTTTACTTTAAGATCTTCAAAATCACGGTCTTTTACTTTGACTTCTGAATAGTCAAGTGTGATCTCATCGTCTTTATAATCAGATCTATTAAGCATGTAATGAACTATATCATTACATTTAATTAGTTTTAAGTCTTTTGAATATCTTGGATCTCTCCACCAATACATTTCAGTAATGGTAAAGTCATTCATCCCTTTTATTGCTTGGCTATATATTGAATAATAAATTGGATCAAATCCGTTTGGTGTTGAAATAACAATTACTTTACCTCCTGTTGAAAGGGACGCCATACATGCTGACCAAAAATCTTCGTCAGCATCAATATATGCCGCCTCATCAAAAATAAGAATAGTTGGGGTATATCCACGAAGTGCATCTTTTGATGTTGCAACAGCCTTTACTTCACACCCATTAGTTAATTTAAAGTGTCTTTGTGAGTTTTTTTCATTTGAAAACTTAACCCCAAGCCAAGAAGGCCATTGATCTACAAACGCCCTTACTTTATTTGCCATCTCCATGGCAGTGTCAAGTTTGTTTGCAATGATTAGAATTTTTTCAGGTTTTTCTTTACGGGCAAATACCAATCTTTTAGAAGCCCAAGCAGAAGTTACAGTAGAAACCCCGGCCTGACGATATTTTAATGCAATATTTTCTTCAGATACGTCATAATCTTTTACTAACGTAACCTGATCATTAAATAACTCTAAAGGGACGTATTTTGATTGTGTGTTGTCGTAGGTTTGTAAATATGTTTTAAGTGCGTATGGTGTGTCATTTACGCATTTAGCATACTCTAGTAAAACCTGTTCTCTTGTTAACGACATTCACTATGAGTTATTTTTTTGAAATTAATTTTATAAGTTCAGATTTAGTTAAAGTAGGAGGGGTGTGTTTTTGAACTAATCGTAAAATACTTTCCTCAAGTTTTTTCACATCATCAGCATCTTTAGCCTCAACTTTTTCAGGTAATTTACTTGTTTTAGTTTTAGCGAAATCCTTTACTTGTTTTTTAGACATTGAATCAACAACTTTTTTAACTTTGTTTCTATAACTTTTAGGGATATCTTTTAATTCTTTTTCTCCTTTTTCAACTGAGTAAGCAGCACCCATTAAACCGTGTTGTTTTTTAGAAACAGATTTTTCCGTTACTTCACCCTCACCAACAGTTGCTGTGTCAGTTGAAGGGTCAAAATTTACTTTATTTTTATCTGTAACGTTTTTACTGGCATCTAAAAATTTATCTTTATCGGACTTATCACCTAAATTATATTGTTTAATGGTTTTAGTCACTTCTTCTTTAGGTTCAGATTTACTAGTTTTTTCGTTAATAATTCTTTTATAAAGTGCAGAAATCTGACTTTCATCTAGTTTTTTAATTGTTTCAAAACTAATACCTTCTTTTAGAAGACCAATTACTTTAAAATTATTCTTTTCCATCTAACACTAAATTTTTTTCCCAGTTTAATACGATATCTCTTTCGTATAATTTATCTTCAACACTTTGAATTGTATCTCCGTATTGAAAAACCAATCTTTTATATTTCATGTCAATTACAAACTCAGAATTTGAATCTTCCCATGCTAATGACACAACACCATCAGTTGCATCATATACAGAGAAAAAATCAGAATTTTGAACTAATATTAACCCTATATCTGAAGTTTTTAATATTCCAACTTTTTTTATGTATTCAATATTTGGTGGTAGTGGTTTTCCCGCTGCCGGTTCCGAATCCCATTCTTCCCCCCAAACATCATCCAAATCAGAGAAAATAAATTCATATATGTTATCTCCTTTATAATTTGGACCTAATTCGTTTACATAAACAAGTTTCATACAATCTTTCCTCTTGGTGTTACTTTAACTTGTTTACCATCAACTGTAAATACTAAATTTTCTTTATTAGTTTTACCAATAAACTTAGCTCCTTTATTTTCGTTTAATACATATAGTGCGGTTACTTTTTGTTCTAAAGATTCACTCATAGAAATGATCTCTTCTTTTACGTTAAGTTTTCTAACTTTTTCTTTAAGAAAATTTCTTTTTCTTTTTTCTTCTAAAATTGTTTTTTCTTTTTCGTCAATTTTGAAATATTTTGATAAAACTTTTTCTACTTTTGATTCTCCAAAAACAGAATCCATCATATGGTGGTATCCTTCTTTTTCTTCTGCTGGTTTTGGTTCAGATTCATCACCCATATCCATTTCATCAGATGGTAAATCCATATCTTCATCACCAAAACTAGTTTCAAACTCATCTTCTGATGACATATCAACATCATCACCCATTCCGTAATCACCTTCTTCAGTAGAATCTAATTTATCTAAAATATCTTCCTTATCTTCCTCATCAAGATTTGATAAATCAATTGCAGAAATAATAGAATTTAAAACGTATTTAATGTCTTGAGAATCCATACCTTGATCTTTATCAAAAGATCTAATTTTTTGACTTAATTTACCTGTAAGTTTTTGAATTGACTTAAGACCCATTGGACCTTCTTCCTCATCACCTTCATCATCTTCAGGCATTTCTTCGTCATCCATACCCATATCATCAGATGGTAAATCCATTCCTCCTTCTTCTGTACCCATATCATCAGATGGTAATCCTGCATCATCCATACCCATATCATCAGATGGTGGTGTTGGCATATCTGTAAGTTCATCAGAGGCGGGTGGAAGGTCAGTCGCTTCAGGTGCCGGTGGAGGTGTTGGGAGTTCTGCAACTGGTTCAGGTGCAGGAGTCTCTTTTTTAGGTCCTTTTAGTACAAATCTTTTTTTTTGTTCACCAATTAAAGGAATCTCTTCATTGTTTTCGTGAAGTCGGTTCATTTCTGACGCAATTAGATTTAATTTTTTCATTGCTTCTGAATACGAACGATAATATTTTCTTTGTTTCATTGGTTCGCTGTAGTCCAAAGAGGACTCATTCAAACCTTTTTTAATGATATAACCATTTCTTTCTTTAACAATACCATAAGCATTACCATCCGCCAATCTAATAGTATAATCTAATGTTTCTAGATTATTATTTTCGTGTTTTGGTGTTTCTTTATATTGTGCAATTTCAAGGATCCTTTTTATTTTATCCATTCCTTGTAATTTTTCACTTCCTAAAGGTCTCAAATCTCCCATTTTATTTATTTTTATTTTTAACTGTTTAGTCCTTTAAATCCCCCAAGTTCAACCGTATTACACTGTTTTGCTTGGTTTAGATTACTATCCGTCCATTCTGCTGGAGGTGTATTAAATATCACAACATTACCTACGGTGCTACCTGATCCAGGAACGTATCCTTTAACCTCCGTAGTGTAAAAATTATCTGTACAAGCTGAAGTTGGCATAATTTTTTTCTATATAAATATATTGTTAGTTTGTATTTTTCAAATTATTCATTATTTTCTTGTTCTAATGAAAGATTTTTATCCATATAATCATTTTTAAAATCCATCAACTTACCTAAATAACCATTTCTTCTCAATACCTTAAATACCATATTTTCGTATGAGTACTCTCCTCCAGATTCTAAACCACAGATCCTATATTTTTTTAATTTATTTTTATATTTTGAGATCAATTCCATTGCATCTTCAAAAGGTTCGTCTTTAGCATTTTCAATCGCCCCATCAATAATGTCCATCCATTGTTTAGATTTTTCTTTTATTTTTTTTTCATCTAATTCAAAAGATTCCTCTTTCGGGATTCTATTCCATTTATTATTCATAATAGAAAACTCTCCAGCAGAATTATTTCCGGATTTTTGATCCTCAACAAAAAGTTCAACATCAAAACCTTTTATCGTTATATCATGTTGAGAATTAAATAGTGTTTTTTTCAAATCAAATAATTCTATATATAGATTTTTTTTATCTCCAAAATCCTCAAAATCATAAACAATATGTATATCAAAATCTGAAAATTCAGACCAATTATATCCAGTCAATGACCCAATAAAAATAATGTCTTGAACAAACGCATCAACATCTAAGTAATCAATAAAAATATTTGCAATTTTTAAGATTCTGTCTCTAATACCTTCTTTTAGTTTGGCATTGGTCGGTTCTTCGGGGGTATCCCAAATGGTTGGATTTAATTCGTCTTTTAGATAAAAACTATTAATGATTTTTTTAAGCTCCATAACATATAAATATTTAGAAGCGAAATAAAGTTATAGTTTTTTATAATTGAACTTTTTAGATATCTGAGTATTAAAAAATTTACCCTGAGATTCGGATAATCTAAACTGAGCATACACATTATGAGGTACCTCATCATATTCGTACTTCATTCCATTTTTAAATTCTGCTATCATTTTTTTTGTTTCCGTATCATACTCAGTTGAAACCAAATTACTGGACTCAATTTCACAAATAATTTTTGTCCCTTCTATTGTTGTTCTTTTTATTGCCATAATT